GTTAGAACTTGGATAATGTATAGTAGAGTTACTAGAATGTCCAAAATAGCTACCGCTAACCTGCTCCAGAGTATTAGCCATATTGGTAAACTCAGTAGCATCTATAATATCATCCAAACTTTTAGAATCTTGCCAACCCATAAATCGAAATAGTAATTAGTCTTACATCTAATAAGTACATAAAAACATTGAGATAAGTATACTAGTGGTCTAAGTGACAGATGAACTAAAAAATGAATCGTCAGACATTAGACATAATATAGATTTATCTCACTTACTCGTATGTTATTTCTACATCACCATTTTCTTGTATATTCATAATGGTTTTGTGATTGATACCTTTTATTGTATGTTGGTATCCTAATTTATATACTCTCCACTTTTCTTGTGTTGAATCTTCATAGAATGTAAGTCGATTGCCAGCTACTCTAGTATTACAATCTGGACATTTCCAATCATTTGTTTCTTTTAAATGATTGAATGTCTTTCCACACTTCTTACACATCCAATGAGATTGTGTTCCACAAGTCTTACACTTATATGTCTTAACATTATCACCTATATTAGTTATGTTAAAGTTACTATTGACATACCATTGATTACACTTTGGACAATATATATATAAAGTATTTTTAATATAATTGGTAGTAAGAGCACCTATGACTCTTTTATTTTTATCTATATTCACTTCATATTTTGGAAGGAATATATTTGACCTAACATTAATTCCTTTCTCTTCTCTTAGCCTTCTAGCTAAAGTAGTAGGGAAAGGATATAAACCAAATTTAATTAATTTATTCTGATTGACCTCATCAAATAGATGAGTTTTTAATGTATATGGATCATATTGTGGTAGTGAAGTCCCATCATTATAATGAGCAATCCACATCCATAACCATGCTCCATCTTTTTTAATGGGTTGATTTAATTGTGGCTTGGATGCCTTTTTATCTTGCATTTTATGCATGTCTCCCCTGAGTCTACAAATAAAACATTATAACATCAATCTCTCTAGGAGACCTCGTCCCAGACCCATGTGTATGTTTCTGTTCCTGGATTACCTGATGCTGCATTTGATCCTACCCATGCTTGATGAACTAAATGTTTAGACCAAACAAATCCAGCAGTATCATTAGGTTCTATTTTTCTTTCATCTACTGTAATTGCGTTTGCTAATGAATTTACTCCAGATGCTTGACTACTAGCAGAATTCCAAGCAGAATGTTCACCTATCTTTGCTCCTGATGTACCTTGTGCTCCAGTAGCTTGATCATAATTACCACTTGTAACACCATATGCACTACCATCACCAGATGCATCCATTAAAAGGACCATACCAGATGTTTTTTGTGCTGACCATCCAAACAATACTCCATCACAATACCATCTAATAGAAGATACGTATGTAAAGTCATATGTCCCACCATTAGAACCACTAAACATTAGATAATGATTCTTCCAATAACTTGGATTCCAAGCAGATGTTGGTATTGGTATAGGATTAGCATCTCCTGGAGCTGCACTATCCATAGTACAGTATCTAGCAGTAACTGAAACAGAGGCACCACTTAATTTGGTCTGATTAGCGAGTGTCCAGCTAGCACCATTCATTTCGCAGACATATACATCTGCTGCCATATTCTATTCCTTATAAAGTTACATAATAACATACATTATCTCCTTTTACCTTTTTTCTGTTTAGCCTTCTTGGAAGCCTTTGCTCTTTCATTAGCCTCGTTGACTATATAGTATTCAAGAAAAGCAATACCATCTGGATTGTCTTTTCTCATTTCTCCTAGTTGCTTTGGACCAATACCTAAAGTCTTACAAATCTCAAACTCTACGTATCCAAATCCACTATTAACGAAATTTCTTTAATTCGCTTTCAGTGACACCAGTTCCCTTTTGGGACTCGGTTATCAACTCAGTTATGAAGTTTTGTAGTGTAGAGAATGAAACTTTTTCATTCCAGAATATTGTATCTAGTGCTTTGTCCAGAGACAACTTATCTGCTATGCCACTTAACTGTTCATAGATTTCAACCATTTTTACTAATGAATCTGGATCTGCACTACCTTCATATTTAGCAGCTTGTGCAGATAGTTTCATTATGGTTATCATCTCTTTGTTAGTAGGTTTCTTGGCTAGAATTGTTCTTCTAGTCTCAGGAGATGTATTAAAAGTAACCTTAATAAGGTCATCATCGTAATCTCCCTCTATTTTTGTCCTGGTTGATATAAGAGAATGAACATCACCAGTTTTCTTTTCTTTAAGATTTTTTGATTTTTCTTTTATTTCAGATATTTTTTTCTCTTTTAATGATTTTTTATCTTCTTCAGACATATCGATTCTCCATATATAAAATAAAAAAAATACATTAATTACATTTAGTCATATATCTTCATACCACTACCAGCACCATAAGGTGCCTTTGTTATATTATATGGGTCTAATAATGTGAAATCTACAGAACCTTCAGTTACTGTACTAGCATCTCCAATAGATAAGTCAAATCCAGTTATTTGGCATGATGTAAGTATCCAATGTAGAGAATTCATACCACAACTTCCAGATATTTTTACTAAAGTTCCATTCACTAATGAACCGACTATAGCATCTACTGCATCGTTATCCCACTCAGCATTAGTAAATGAACCTTCTACTGAAAGTGCTCCTTGCTTGAATTTGTTACCTGCTTCACCTAATAGCTCTTGTTCTACAGTTCCTCTGTCTAATGTGATATTAAAATCACCAAGTCCATATGTTGAATGTCCTAGCCCACTAATATAGATATATGAATCTTCACCCGTATAAGTTGTTGGAGTTGTTGCCATATTTAATCATATATTTTTTGTGAAGCATAGGTGACATTCTTTGGGTCTAAGAGAGTCCAATCAATTGATGCTTCTGTAATAGTAGATGCATCACCAATTGATACATCATAACCAGTGACTTGGCATGAAGCAAAACAGAAATTTAAGCTGGAAGAACCATCAATTTGTCCAGATAATATAAAAACTGTACCATCTATAATACTATCTAGAAATGGTGAATTACCTGAAGCAGCAAATCTACAGTTGGTTAAAGAACCTTCTACAGATAAAGCTCCTTGTGTAAAGTAATTACCAGCAGTTCCTACTAATTCTTGTTCTACTGTACCACGATCTATAGTAAATGATATATCAGATAAACCATAAGTAACTGCAGTTTGATATGAACTACCTATAAGTATAGTAGCATCTTCTCCTGTTAAAAGTGCCATGTTTTTATCACCTATTCTTTAAATTAAAACATACATTTATTTTTTATAAATATTTCTTTTATTCCAACGAGTAATCTTACGATGAGCAGAAAGGGTATCATCCCATGTATCTACATCAGACAACTTACTATAGCCTGAAGAAATCATTGTCTTACTCAATTGGTCTAATATATCGTAATTTTCTTTTGTACTTGCCTGTGAATATATTTCTATTTGAGTACCAAAATTCTCGTCTATCTGACCAGAAACATAATGATATCCAAGTCTTCCAACAGCACTACCACCTACTTGTATGATAGATATTGCAGGATAATTAGATATTTCATTTTGCCAACCAACTCTTATATCAGCAGAGGCTACCAAAACAGTTATATTAGAAGCTCCAGTTAATGCATCATATAAATCTTTTAGCATATCATATGACATGGTTACCTCATTAATTTATTTATATGTACTCTCATATATCTAGTAAGATTTTTCTTCCATTTATCTTGTTGATAGTATAGAGCATCTCCTAGAAAATGTTTTGGTTCTTGTCCTTTAATCTCTTTAACATATGTATTATTTCCTAGATACAAATATTGCCCTTTTGGTTTGATTGGTGTTCTAGAACCAAGTTCTACTGGAGCAGCATGTTCTGATATATTTTTTAATATCCATTGATGATATCCAGCACTTACACCAACTTTTTCCTTTTCCCATGCATCTAGATTATCAGTTAAAGGCATTCTATTAGAATAGTATCCTCTGGAGAATGTTGTACCTAATAGTCTAGCTTTTAGATTGTTTAATGCTTGGTCTATTACATCATCTAATAGATCATCCATAGAATCTTCTAGAGCAAGATCAAAACCAGTTTGTAATGAGTTTAATCTCCTAAGAGCAGTCTGTGTTCCAGTAATTTTTACTAATCCCATTACTTAATCCCCAACAGGGCTTTTCTTACATATCCACCAGAATCATCATATACTTCTCGTACTCTATATATATTACCACCATAATGTAATTCATCATCTGTAGTAAGTGTTTGGGAGCTTAAGAAATATCCAGTAAATTTAATATCTTCAAATTCACCTGGTAATTCTTTTAGTTGTTCTGCTGTTATAGGAACAAGTCTACATTTAATACCAGATACACTATATGTCATAGTTACAATGTCTTCGCCTAGAGCATTTGATGAAACTGATTGTGTATATCTAGATACAGTTCTATTTAACAGAGATTCATAATGACTATCTACCATATTTATCCTTTTTCTCTATCCATTCTTTATGAACTAATCTATGACATCTTTTACACAAGGTCACTAAGTTACTCCAATGATGAGTACCACCACAATTAATAGGAGTCAAATGATGACATTGAGGACTTCTAAGACCACCATCAATCTTACATTTTACTCCACACATTTGACAGATATAATTATCTCTCTTGAATACAGCAAATCTAAGACGATTCCAATTTTTAGGGTATTGTTTTGATGGTCTTTTGTATCTACTCATTAGCCTTTATTAATTGCCACTTACTAGTACCTCTAGCAAATAGCATATCTTCAGCCATCTGTTCCCATGATTTTGCTGATTCATATGCAGAAACATGATCCCCCCTACCAGAATGTTGATAAGTTACTTTATAGTCACCTAATGATAATGATTCTATAATACCATATTTTTTAATTAGACCAGGACTACCTTTTATTATTTTTGACATTACTATTAGTAATGCAGGTAATCTTCCTTTTTTTGGGTTTGGCATAGAATCATTAAAATAGGTAGCTTTAATATAATCCTCTACAGCCTCTATCTTAAGTAATATTTCTGCTTTTGAAACATCATCATAAGTTAGTGGAGGAGTAAATGCATTCCTAACTTCATATTCATTAATTAATGATGGGGAATAATCACTCATCTTTCTTTTCACCTAATCCATATGTTGGAACAGTTCTTCTATCTACTTTTCTAGCATTTCTATCTGCTGGAATTGGAATGTTATCGAATATATACACTTTATCTGGATCTGTCATTCCACCACCTTGGCCACTAGTAGTAATATCAGCTAAATCCATTTCTTCATCATTAAGTCTTGTTCTATCTAATAATCCTTTCTGTCTTAATTTCTCATAATCTTTCGTAAGAAAGTATTGACCACCATTTCCTGTTCCTCTACCATGTAGCATATTTATCAATCCAGATCTAAATAACATTATAACATACATAAAAAAATAACAATGTGATATTTGTACTATCACATTAATTATTTAGTGTTCAATTAAGCAAGCTTTTTCTGGTTGTACAGTTTTTACACCATATCTCATTGTAGCAGATAATCCGACTAAGTCATGTATTGGATCGTCATATTGTTCTACAGTTATGTCTCGTCTCATACCGATCATACAATAAGATGAATCACAAACTAATGCATGTACATCATGTGCAGTATCGTTTCCGCTATTCCACTTATACGTACCAGTTGTCCAACCATCAACAGATAATCTATGTAGTTTTAGACCAAATACTCTTCCGATGTCATAATTTCTTAATGCAGCATCACTACCAGCCATATGAGCTTGTAGTAAGTTGTTAGAACTAATTATTTTATTTTCTGCAAATGGAGTCATGATCATATCTGTTGGTATATAGTCATAGTCAAGAATATCTTTTATAGCTTCTAGTACATTTCCTGGAGTAGTATTTGCTCCTGCATCAACATTAGTTATTGCAGCGTATGTAGTTTTATCTGTTGCTTCATTTATGACATCATAGTTTAATTTATGTTCTAGTTTCTGTCCTGCTCTCATAAGTTCGAACTCAACCATATCCCAAAGACCATCTTCTATGAGTTCATTTGTTATGATTGGTCTACAACCGATTTTCTTGATAGACAAGTCGACTGTTGAGAATGTTTCAGTGTCAATTGGTATTGCAGCACCTTCAGCTACATCTACTGCTTTGCCTAGATTACCACTTTCTTTTGTTATTCTGATTTGGTATGTATCTGTTTTGATTATTGGAAAGACATTCCTTACACATTGTACTGGTTTGGAACCTTCTACAATGGTATTGTATACCTCTTCTTGTAGTAAGGTATCTGTTTCCATACCATCACTCATAAGTAATTCACGTCTATCTCTTGGTATTGTATCTAAAACAATTGTCTTGAAACTTTCTGTATTGGCCATTCTTGATCTTTCGGAATTTCCTGCATATGCATACTCAAGCATTTTTGTTAGCTTTGACATTTTGTCACCTAAATTATTTTAAACATAATATAAACATACATATTTCATTAATAATAATGAATCTAATAAAGTAAAACTTTTCCGTAGGTATCTACAGCTATATCTTCTAGTGCTATACCCCATTGTCCTGATTGAGTATATGTATTTGCCCTAAAGAAACCTTTAGCTGTTGGTCTAATTGATTGTCCCGCTGTTATAGCACCAGAATTTCGGATTCTAACTTTGTTTCCTGGTCCATATACTGCTATTTGATTTCCATCAGTTGCATTATAGGCAGCAACACCAACGTAACCATGCCCCTGGACAAGTCCTGCATTCTTTACCATAGGTTTAACCTTTTCAGTTCCACCTGATACACAAAGAGCACATCCAGCATATATAGTACCACTTGCTAAATAATTCATAGCAAAGGTACCTTCCTCTACTAGTACTGGTTTATCAGCAATTGCTGTGAAAGTCATTGCCATTTATATCACTCCAATTATTTATAACTTTAAGAAATAAATAAAAAACATTACATTAAGTATTTACTGTCTGTATATTTTTCCGTGTCTTTTATCTACGATAATACCAACATCTTTTTTATATGTATTAGTATCTTCTACGGATGATTTTGGTTCTTCTTCAGTTTCTTCTAGTTTCTTGACTTGTTCTTTAAGTTCTTTAATTTCTTCTTTGAATGCCTCTATTGCTTCGTCTCTTGCTTTTATAGCCATCTCTACTTCCTTATCTGTTTCTTCAATTACTTCCTCTTCAGATTTCTTTTCTTCTTCAGGAGTAGGTTTTTCTTCTGGTTCTTCCTGTAACTCTTTTTCATTGAGTTCTCTAAGAGTATCTTCTATTGTACTTTTGATAACCTCTATGATATCAGCTTTTGTAAGAATATCTTCTATTGGTTTTTCTGGTTCTGGTTCTGCTTTCTCTTCCTCTTTAGGCTCTTCTATTTCCTCTTCCTCTTCATCATCGTCTTTCTTGACAATCTCTTCTTCACAGTCTTTGCATTCTTCTTCTGATTTCTTAACAGTTGGTTTATCCTTTTTTGTAGATTTTTTCATCTTATCTTCATAATTTTCAAACATTTTACTCACATCACATTTGTTTACAATTTCAAAACCCGAATCTTTATTTATAGGGTTAGAGCAAACCGAAATTTCAAATAAATTAATTTTATCTATAACCTTTACACACCCAGCATCATCACATTCTTCATGATGTTCTATTATTTCTCCGCCTATAGAGAATCCACGTATCTCACCATCAACTATTTTGTTCCATGTCTCTTTGGCTATCTCTAGGTCATCACGTATCTCTGCTACTATATATAGACCCTTATCATCTACATGTGTCTCAAGATCTTCATATTTATTTAGTATCTTACCTATTTGAATATTCTTATGAACAATCATTATATTTGCGTATGACTCATCACTCATAAGAGTATTAAGTCCATCTTTTAGTACTTCTACTGGTATGTATTCGTTTTCTGTATCTATTACTGCTAAAGAAGCATACCCAGCTATTATTTTTCTATCATCAGACTTATGGATTACTTTTATATTTCCCATTAAATCCATATGAATATGTTTCTTTGTATCTAACTCTA